CAACACATAGGTCACGGAGCATTTGCTTAACCGTGTCGGATAGCTTGTTCTGCTTTTCAATGTCTTCCCAACGCTCAGCATAAGCGGTTGAATTTTTACTTGTAACATCTGTGCCGTTGTAGTCGGCAATTACGATATTCACAAGCGTTTCGCAGATGAGTGCCGGCAAGCCCGTGTGTATTTTACGGATTTCAAGCCCCTTTGTGCTTTTTGCCGCCCAAAACATAGTTTTGTTTGTATCAATCTGCCTGTACAGCTCCGCAAGCTGTCTGCTGTTGCCCCAATACCAAATGCGATTGATAAAGCACTCGGTCAGATGATTGCTTGTTTCGGTGACGGTAATTGTTTTGTCGCTTGCAGGAGTAATCTGCAAAAAGTTTTTAATTCCCGATCTGATAGATTCAGCCATTCTGTTAATCAGCCCCATTTATTTCACTTCCAATAATATTTTTAAACGGCAGCCACGCATATTGACCGCTGTTAATGCAATGGTCGTGACCGTCCTCGGGTGTGTTGTCTTTATCCTCTCGCCAGCTGTAAATTTCAAACTCGGCAATCGTGTTTTTACAATGTTCAAGCACAAAATAACAGTCGGTGGCAAGCCAGCCGAGTACAAGATTGATTCGGTCGATAATCTTCGTTTTCTTCCATGCATTTGCAAAGTCATAGACACAGCCGTGCTGTTGCTTATACTTTTGAAATTCGGTAATAGTCGCTTGGTCGGCACTGTCAATAAAAGCCGTGCGTGCAAAGCCCCATTCATCACGGTTGCGGTCAAGAAAATCAATAAAATTCTTCACCGTGTCACTCGGGGCAATAGGTGTTTGCATTTCAGCGTTGTTATAAACTCTTTCATCAAGCTGAACACACTTGCCGTGATTGGTAATGCCGTAAAATGTCATTGCGATAGTGTCAGGCGACTTCTGCGAATAGGCGGTATCAAGACCTGCGGTGAACTGAACAAAGTGTTCCGACTTGCGGTTACAGTTCAAAAACTTTCCTGCCCACTCTTTTGATTTGATATGTCTTGCCCTCTCAAAATTCGGGAACACAAGACCTGTTGCTCTGCCTCGCAAACCTAAGATTTTATTTTTATAGAGCTTTGTACCTTTCGGTGCAGAGTTCTTTTTCTTTTCAATCTGTTCGGGTGTAAGACTTAAATTATCGGCAAAAGAAAAGAACCAATACCGCCAATTCGGTACAGGTTCTTCGGTAAGCTCCGCCGTAATCTCGGGAGGAACATCGTTTTCATATTTTTTAAAAGGACGGGAGCGGTTGACAAACTCCTTATACACAGGCAGGCTCGGATCATCGGGATTCAGCGTTGCAAGCATATAGTCATTACGGGTTGACATCTCTCGGATAAACTCGATATCAGCGGTGTTGATTTCGTCAATATAAACGCACCCAAACTGCGCACCGAGAACCATTTCCCACTTATCCCGACTGCTGTAACCGAGAATATAGATAATTTTGTCCTCAAACTTGATATGCGGGAGCTTGTAATCCTTGTCGCCGTTACCGCAATAGACAGCGTTGCGGTGCAAGTCGAGAATACCGTTGTCCTGTTGGATTATAGTTTCCTCAGCCTTGCCCGTAGTTTTGGCGGCAATTGCGTGAAGCTTCTTCGGTGACTGCGACACCATTCGCATAAACTTAACGCCTGCTCCGACGGTAGTTTTGCCGGACGCTGTAGTTCCTTCAAGAAATTCAGCCGACACATTCGTTGTGTTGATGAAGTCGATATACTTTTGTGACAACGGGAATTTGTTACTCACTCAGTCCCTCACCACCCAACTGTCTGAACACATCGGATAGCTTTTCGGACTGCTCAACCTTTGCGTCAACCTTAACGGTGTATTCGCCCGTCATCTTGTTGAGCGTGTCAATCGCCCTGATTCTGTCGGAGGTGTCCTGCCCGTCATTCCTTGCAATGTCGGACAAAGCAACCTGTCTGTCCTTTGCACTCATAATGCGCTCGTCCTTGAGCTTATCGGAAAGCTCCTTGATGTATTTTGAAACTCCAACATTCTCCAACAATTCATACGCTCTTGCGTTTGCGTAATTTTCTGAATATCCTGCCTGTATCGCACTCTGAACGGTGTTACCGCTCTGCGCATAATATTCCGCAAACTTCCTCTGTCTTGCATTTAATTTGTCTTTCACGGTATCACCGCCCTTTCTAAAAATCAGCAAAAGAAAAGACAGCACATTTCTGTACTGTCTTTAAACACAGGTTTCCGGAGTTGCACCGGAATCTGTAAAAACTGTTTTCCTATTTAAACTATCCCCTGCGTTTATAATATTATATCAATAAATTTCTAAATATTCAAGTGTTTTCTTTTTCTTTCCCATTTATTCAATAATACACTTACATATTTCTGTTCTTTATCAGTCAATTGACGATCTCCAATTTCATTATGTTCATAGCCCAAATGGGTATGTGGCATCATTCCATTATGAGGTCTACCTTTAACGTCAATTTGTTTTATTCTTTCGCCGTAGTTGTCATAAAAAGTAACACTTTTGATGTTGCTCTGTTTGTCAAGAGTAGCATACACTCTATTTTTTGTCATAGTTTCCATAGGAGCTTTTATCGAGGTATTACCATTCATACGAATTACTTTTATTTCACCAAATTGAGCAACTGTGTGATATTCTGTACCGTACTTCTTGCCCCTATCACTTATACCGCTTGAAGAGCCTCTTCCGCCCATTATAACACCCTTTTGAATTTATTATGATTTAATTTTCTTGCCTGTTTTCCAGTCAATTCCTTGTTTTGCCAGTAATCGTCTTGCGGCTTGTGTCGATTGATTATCAGGGTGCCCGTGAGCAGTTGTTAATCTTCTTTCTGTAGGTGTCTTATCTCTAATCACACCCTTACTTACCAAAGATTTGTATTCCTTTCTTGCACTCGCACGCTTACTTGAATAATCCGCATTAGCTTTCAAGACCTCTTTCTCAAACTTTTCCTGTCCGCGCTGTGTTTTCAAAGCTCTATTTCCTCTAAGCTTATCAACCGTATAACCACTTGAAATATCCCCAACTCCTTTTAATTTAAGGAATTCATCCTCGGTAATAGCATTTGAAGGAATACCGACTGGGTTTTTGATCTTTGGGATTACTCTAAAACTTCCGCCTCTTCCGCCCATTATTTTGACCTCCTGAATTTTTCCTGAAACGATTTGATGTTGATGATGTTTCCTATACATTCTTCGGGGACTCTGCCGTAGAAGATAATTGTTTCAGGCTGTAAGCGTTCAATCATTTCTTTGTAACCTTTCAAAAACAGTTCTTTGGCAATCTTGTTTTTCTGTGTGCCGACACTTGACACGGCAACAGTACCGCCAATAGGTTCGCCGTCAAAACACCATTCAAAACTCTTTTCATCACTCCAACAAATTGTAGGTATTACCTCAATGCCGTAGAGTTGTAAATATGCACCTATCCAATGCTTGCGATAGTGGTTATAAATCTGTAACGCTTTTGGATAATCAGCGTAAAGACTGAAATCAGGCGACAACACACAATTAAAATTTTGTAGCTTTTCAATGTACCTGTCGGGTGTATTCCACAACCTCTGAAACTGGTAATCGTCAAGGAAAAAATGTACTCCGCAATCACTTTGCTTACTGCTTAAAATTTCGTTAAATCCAATGAATTTGTTTTCAGTAATTTTTGTAGGCTTGATAATCGGGATGTCATATTCTCCTGCACCCTGAAAAATCGCTCTTGTGCTATTTTCGTAACCTGTACCGCATTTGTCTTTATACATCAATTTCACCTCACAACACAAAACCGCCCTCAAACGAGAGCGGTCTGTGCGAATTTTTATCTTAGGAGAGTTCTACATATGTCCTGTTTGTTGCTTTCTTCAGTTTACATTATATCACCCTGAAACCGAAAAACCGAACAACTTTTACCAATGGTGGCGGTTGCACATAATTCTTATGTTGTCGGGGGTATTGATTCCGCCTGTATCGACTGCTATCTTCGCCCAGCTGTATCGCAAGCTAAGGTGCATAAACAAACAGTTCTCCACAAAATCGTCACGGGAGAGGCTGTTGAGCGCTGCGTTTCGGCGGATTTCAAGGTTTTGTATCTCCCTCTGAATATCTGCAATCTGCACCACCGCATTGCCGACCTTGTCAGATGTTTGACCTGCACTCGGTAAATCCGACAGTTTAGGCGATGTATTGTCAGCCTCGGCAGAAATGCGTACTATCTTCGCCCTCAGCCGTGAAATCTCTCGGTTAATCTCCTTAATCTCTTTAGCCGTCAAGTTATCACCTCCAAATCATCAAGATAATCAGCCACAATTTGAAATGCAATCAGCATTCCCTCGCTTATGTAATAATGCTTGTCTTTTCGGCTTTTGCTGTCATTAAATCCGTTCATCTTCTCCTGTTCACTTTCTATGCGTTCGGATATTTCAGCTTTTAATTCGTCAAGTGTCATTAATTTTCACCCTCCAGTCTTCTTTCAAGCCTCTCAATCTTTTTCTGTTTCCATTTATTTACTTCTTTATCACATTGAAACATTATCTTGCATTGTTCAAGCATAATTTCAACATCTGCCATTTCTTCAAAAATATTATCAACAGATTTCAAATCATCTTCAAGTGATATTTTTTCTTTAGTATAATTTAATCTTATAAGGCTTTTACACAAAGCCTGTGATAATTCAGACAACTCCTCGACCGTCTTTATCATTTGATTTTCCACACCGTATGTATTAATTGCCTTATACATAGTCTCTTTTGATGTCATTCTTCTGCCTCGCTTTCAAGCCAATGTTTTGTGCACTTTAAGCAGTTCTTATCACTTTCTCCGTTACACTTGCTTAACTTATTAAAGCTAAAATCATATTCAGCTGGGCACATAAGAGTTAATGCCATTTCGTCAATTGACATCTGTTTGATTTTTTCAAAGTTTGTCATTATC